CATAGCTTCTAACATAGACTGATGTAAGTCCTCAATATCAATGGACTCTTGGACACCAATATCCTCTGCATACTTAGCAGTCTTCTCTCCTTTCTTACCTACTACAATGTAACGACCATCACTTTTACGACCAGTAATAACCATAGACTGTCCACCAGGTGAGATTACTCTACCTATGTTACGGTCATCAGGTGACTTGCGTTTACTCTTATTGATCGCTTCCTTCTCTATCGGAAACCCACCATACCCTTCGAATACATCTTGGATAGGTGACTCGTCAATGATCTTAGTGATCTTATCAACTGTCTCCTGCATACGTTTCGAGGGAGCTGCTGACTCTCTATCAACGTGCTTTAGGATTGTCATCTGTTCTTCCATGGTGTAACCCATGAGTTCTGCAGATACTTTAATATCAACCATTGTTTTTAAGTAGGTCCGTAACTATTATTTAGGTGTTGCAGTCTTTCTAAAGTCTGAAAACTTAACTCCAAACTTAGTGGTTGCTTGTCCAGGTGTCATTGCCTGTACCGCCTGACGATATTTATCTGTGCCAACTTTCCAGTCATTGCCACTACCATCATCAGCAGAGAAGTTAGACTGATCTGCTCTGTTCTTACTAGCATCTGCGACTTCTGTCACATGATGTAACCATGTACGAAACTCATCGCCATTAGAATCCTTAAGGATTACATAGTTACTACCACGGTGAACAATATGTCCACGGATACCAGTGTCATCATACTCTACGAGTGTGCCTACAGCAAAAAGATCTTCTTCGATGTAGTGCTCCCTTAATTCCTGTTGATATAACTTAGGTGCGAACAACCAACTCTCCTTCTTAGCCTTTGCTTTCTTCTTCTTAGCAGCAGCTTTCTCTGGTGGTGTCATACCTGCCTTAACATCTGCCATGAGTTTCATGGAATGTGCTTTACTAAATCCCTGTGGCATACCTGCATGGAAATTATCATGGTCATCTCCTGACGCATGTTTTCTCTGCCCCGATGCACTTAGTTTCTCCATTGGGTCATCGGAATCTTTATTCCTTTTACCTGCAGACTTTATATTGATAGACTTAAAGTCATAGTGTACACCATTATACTTGTCAGTTAATTTCTGAAATTCTTTCACTCTATCATCACCAACTACCATAGTAACATGCTCATGTCCCTCATCATTGAGGTCACGCATGATGTCAAATATATTCCTATGTTGCTCAGAGTTTTGGATCGCATCCTTGTGACCCTTAAACATCTTACGCATGTGATCAACCTTTTGGTCAGCACTTAAAGGATTCTTCTTATGATCTTGTGTTCTACTAGGATAGATCCTATAGTTACCAGAGTCACCACCATGTGCCTTAACAGCATCCATAAGTTTACCATGACCTGCATGAGGTGGGTTAAACCTACCGAATGTTATAGCGACATGCTTATCTGCAGCAAGTTTGTCTGCCTTAGTGTTACCCACAGGCTTCTTCTTAGCAACTGGTTTCTTAGTTGCTTCTGCTTCAGTTATAAAGACGTGAAATGTTAACATTTATCCCCAATTTTTTGCAACAGTGAAGTTAGCACGACTGAACTCTAGTCTATCGACCAGTTTCATAGCAGTACCGTTTTTAATAGCAACGAATCCCTCAGGACTTGTTACTCGATACCCATCTTCATCCTCTATGAACGTACCAATGCCTTTAACCTTTTGTAGTCTGCCGATGATGATGTTTTTAGCAGTCATCAATGCAGTAAAGGCATTCATAGCACTATGTATGGCAGTTTTGTTACTATTTAGGTATTTAATAGTACTCTCTTTCTTTTTATCCCATGCAATCTGAGATTTTTCCGTTTTCTTTTTGGCAATCTCCATATCAAACCTCTCTATTACAAAGGCTACAAATCCTTTGAGCATAACAGAAGAGGATGCTGGTATGATACCAGTACGAACCACTTGGTTAAAATACATCTTAAACAATGCAGTAAACTCAAATGGTTTCTTACCTCCAAGAAGATCAAGAAAGTTTCTACCCTTAGTTATGCTAGTTTTGGCAGAATTAATATTCTTATTGACTGCTGCTTTCTCCATAGCAGTCAGACTAACTCCCTTACCTGTAGTCTGAAAGTCTGATGATAATACTGCAACATCTTTGACACCCTGCAGTCCACTAACATCTGCACCAAATGATGCACTCATTTCTGCCATCGATGCTCCACTATATGTTGTGTGAAATACTATACCTAAGTTAGATGCAGCAACCTTATCACCTAATGGACTATCCTGTTGTGCAAAGTATGTAATAGTATTGGGTCTGAATTTATATCCATTAATACCACCCATCTGAGCCAGACCTGGTGTAGTTGTATATAATAAATCACCTTGCAGAACACCATTGATAGGTAGTTTCTTAAGGTGTTCCAAACATTTCTTTAAGATACCATTAATAGGACCAGGATAATGGTAATCAACTTCAGAATCTGATGATGCTATCTTAGGTATCTTATTAAATGCAGACTTAGTTCCTACAAAGAATAGTCCTGTCTCTGGATCAGTACCACATACGATAGCAGGTGCACCATCCCATTTGGTTGTGATTCTAGTACCTGTAGTCTGTGTCCCTAGCATATCACGAAGGGACTCTAAAAATTTTATTGCATTTAGACCACCTGCATACCCATTATTAATGAGTTCATCTTCTAAGTGTTCTAAGTGTGTGTTCTTTGCCATTAGATTTCCTCTTGTCCTCCACGACCTCTCATGAAACCCCAAGGATATATTCCAAGACGAGCACCGCCATATCGTGTACCATCTATTTCCCATCCACGTCCTGATCTGAACGTAGCACAGAGAAATGGTGCGTAATCTGGGTCTTGCATAAGTGATTGAGGGTTGTTGTGGTATGTCATGTGGCTAGAAAAGGTTAGAGTGTAACAGATTTCATCCCCCCTCCATGTAAGTTCGGGATCTCCTTGTCCAATAATGTGTACATTATCGTTACCAAAACCCCTACCAGTATTATAGTCGGGACCAAGGCAGGATTGGGATACCAGTGTGACATCTTGTACTCTGGCATAGCGTGGTCCAACAAGCCTTGTACCATTATGATGCTCTTCTTTAGTCAACTCTCTCATAAATCTTTGCACCTCTGGATGATCATAAATCAAATTCCTATTAGCTGCACTACCAGCTCTGTTGGAGACACCACCATACTGCTGCCAGTCACCAGCAGTTCCTGTCTTCTTATGTGATATGTATAGAACTGGATTACCATCAGGATCCACAATATTAAAGTCAGACTTAGCCTCTCTATTATTGATACGGGTTGTTACATTCTGAACATCATAACAATTAGGATACTTCTCTCCGTTATTCAGACATATAGTTATCGGACCAGTTTGTCTAACAAATTGCTGTAATAACTCGCCAAGTTGTCCCATTGCTCTTCTCTCAGCACGGGTGACATCAGCACCCGCCTCTGGTTTCCTAATTTTATTAATAGGAATATACCCTACATGGCCATTTGCTCTACACTTAAGAACTTCCAGTCTACCTACCATGTCTAAGCGATTTTCCACTATCTGTAACGTTGTACCAGAAGGTAATGGACTCCAAGTATCTTCCTTGTTTAATTTAAAGAACCTAGACTCATGAATTTGAGTTGACCTTTCTATAGTCAGTTCCATCTCTGCCCATGCAGCATTAGACTGAACATACTTTTCGTATCCAGTCTGCGTTCTATCAGTAGTTTTGGACTTAAGTGTAGACACAAAAAAAGAGGGTGTTACCCCTCTATTTATTGTCCTTCTGTTCTACCTTAAGTCTTTCATATAATTCTTTAGTTTTGTTATCGGTCTTACGATGCATCCAAAGATTCATTATAATAGTATCGAACTCTTCATTCGTTATCTTTAACTGCATCTTGTGCATCCTCCAGTGATTCGATAAGCTCTGAAACGTGGCAGAGGTTATCAATATTAGCCAGCATATCAGCAATATGCTTTGAGATGTACGGTTTTTCGGATCTTGCTGCGAAGGATAGAGCATTACGGAGAGACTCTTGTGCTTCTCTCAAACTGTACTCTACCTGTTGTGATAGTGCCATGATTGTCATTCCAATGTCTAATGTTACCTGCAATAATAAAACAGTTGGTTAGAACCAACTGTACAAAGATAAAGGTTCTGATGATGCAGATAATATCATCATACCTCTTCGTGGTTTGGTCTTGGAAGGATCCCAAAGTATACTTCCAGACTTTCCAGACCTCTTTAATGTGGATCATACCACACTAGGGTCACGATGATTGCTACTATCAATGCAATAGCAATCGCTCCATAAACTAAATGCAATTAAATGTCTCCTTCTTTGCGATTTTCTGAGTCTTCGATAGAGAACTCACCACCAGGATATCTGGCAGCAAGTTTAAGTGAGTTGGTATAGAACACATCATCCAAACGGACTTCTAATGCTCTTGCTGCACAAGCAGCATACCATAGTACATCACCCAACTCTTTGATAAGATGCTCTTTGTTAGCATCGTTCCATGGTTTGCCCTGATACTTCATCTTCTTGACGATCTCACAGAACTCACCTGCTTCAGCAGTCAATCCCTGAGAAGCAGTATCTAAACGAGCGATGTCACATCCCTGTTCAGATAGTTGTCTCAGTCGATCAATGTACTGAATCTTATCTTTACTAGCATCAGAACAAGTCTTGTCCTGAAAATGCATATACTTATCTAAGTCTATCTGGAACTTCTCCTTGTCCTTTTTCTTGTTCTCTTCTGCTCTGACTTTCTCTGCTGCTTGCCATGCAGTAAAACCTTTCTGTTTAATAAACTCTTCTGGTGTCTTAGGAGTTTCATCAGCAATCTTCTTTGCACCTTCTGCCATGTCATCTTTAGCATCCTGTGCAGAGTTATTCATAGTCTCTGCTACTTTCTGTGCATTGTCAGTTGATGCAGGATCAAATGGAATTGGACCAGGTACTGAGTCCTTATGGTCATGGTCGTGCTTGCTCATATCTTAAATGAATCGAATTTGGTTACTGTCTTAGCAATCTCTAAGACTTCTTCTTCATTACCAGAGTCGGTAAGTTTCTGCTGTTCACAATCATACAGCCTCATCTTGGATCTGTCAATACCTATGACAAATCTCTTGTGAACTGTAGGATCATTATATCTATTCTTTAACTGCTTGACCATTATTTGATTCACACTCTCCAACTCTTCTGTAGAAATAAGGGCAAACATAAGGTCAGCAGTAGCAGGGAGTCCAAAAGACTCAGAGGTGTCA